GTCAGACTGCCAGTATTTCGTGCGTACCTCGTCAACCGTGTGTGTCTTGGAGAACTCCGCCATTTCCTGCATCAACATTACCTTGTCGGTGATTCTGATGTCTTCCGGCTCAAATACGAATTCAGGACCATAAGACGGCATTATCTTTGTCGTTACCACGTCTGCAATTTTCTTTAGCATCGGGTAAACTTTGAAATCAATCAACGTACTCTTGCCAATTCTTGCGTTCGCTTCCGTTGCGTTCACAGACAGCATGGAGGATAAGCCAGGCGCGATTGCGGAGTATATTTCGTCCCTGTTTGCCAGTCGGCTATTCAGGAATTCCATGTCCTTTTGTGACGCGGTTGCCTGAAGCCACTGCACCCCGCCCGCCTTGACATTCCTCAGCATCATAAACGAGCGCATGGCGGAGGCTTTGTCAACGTCCTTTTGTATCATGGCCCAGTCTTCATCAGCGATAGGGTCAGCAAACGCCAGGATACCGGGTAATCTACCGTTATTCTTGCCGAATAATCTTTTATTCCATGATTGCATGGCAATGTCTGAATCCATGACGGTGGTTAGCGGGTCGAGGTTGCTCATTCCGGTGAACATAGAATCCGGGTTGAATCCCACGAATGACACAATTTCATCAGTAGACAGGGGAATAACATGCCCATCGCCAGGGTCATACTCGTATTCTTTGATGTACATTTTGCCGTCTGGAATTGGGGATATTTGTTTAGTCGGTATCAGCCACAATTCTACAGGCTGCTTATTCAGCCCATAGTTTATCCACCAATAGGCGGTATTGCACACGGAAAGGTATGCCATTGTTGCATAGATCAGATCAGCCTGCGACATGGTAGGATTAGGCTGGCGGATAACGCGCTCAAATTCGTGGTTAGGCGCGTCAATCGTATCCTCGCCTTTGCGCTTCTTGACGTTCCACTTCGCACCGCTGCCTATCGTGGCAACCTTGTCAACTGCGATATTCACCCAGGAGACGCGCTGGAAGTATGACAGTTTATTGGAGTTGTCCACATACTTGGGGAATGAATACCCCTCCAGTTCAGCGCGGTCTAACGCCCATGCCGGGTATTGGCTGCTCTGCTTGCCCTTGCTGTATCCGCGCCGTTGTGCTAAATAATCAAATAATCCCATGTGTCACTCCTATCCTGCAAACGCTATCACGCTGCGGGGGTTGAATCCATCCATATCATCCTCATACGCGTATCTTAATCCGCCGTCAATGAGGTGATTATTCTTGTCGATCGGTTCTGGTAATGCGTTCCCGCCCGCGTCCTTTTTCCATTGGTATAGTTGCAATTCGTTTCTCATATTGATACACTTCTTGTCTACAATAATTGTTTGCTGCTTTAACCAGTCAATCCCAAACTTTACAGAATCCTTGCCCTTCTTTGCTCCGACTGCATTCACGCCGTACTTCTGTAATTCTGCTATTGATTTAGGCTCCGCGCTGTCACACTTCACGCGATCAGTTGCTATTTTCCTGCTCACCTCTATTGCCAGTAAATCGTTAGTCAATCCTGTTTCGTACAATTCGTCATAGAAGTAAATCGTTTTGCGCATCCGGTCATAGTGTGATACTCCTAATGCCGCCGGGTCGCTGCTGAATCCGAAGTCCAGTCCAGCGCGTCTGTTAGTCCGTTGCTCAATCGGTAAGTAGTATTCGTCATTCGGGTCGGACAGGTCCGCCACTTTCCAGTTGGTGAAAATAACGTGACCGAGAACGCCCCAATTGCCAAGTGTGTAAACTTGGAAGTAATAACTATCCTTTTCCTTTTCCAGGTCGAGAATGTCTGCGGCGGTCAGGAAACGGTTATCCTTGTACGTTGTCTTTAAGATTGAGTAATCCTCGTTCTCAAATTGTGTTTGGTCGTCAGTCCAGGCTATCGTTTCAAAGAATTCCTTGTATATCCAATGACTGCGAAGTATGGGGTTAAATGACATTGTTATTGTTTTGGGTACTTCGTCACTCCCGCCCCTTTGTCGTTTCTTTAGTTGTGTGTAGGAATCCTTGTCAATTTCCGTTGCTTCTTCAATGCGTATGTCAGTCCATTCGCCTTTAGCCGGAGTGATGGATTTCAATTTTTCCACATCGTCCAATCCGACAAAGATTATCTGATAGCCATTTGTACAGGTTATGGTCGCATCTGTTTTATTGATGTTGAATAATCCCTGTAAATTCCACGCCTTGATTACCTTGACCATTTCCTGCACAACAGATCCCCGTAACGTCCTGCCAACTTGACGGCAAACTAATACATTCCTGCCGCCTTGTAATACCTTGATAACGTCACGCTGTGCCAGGAAGACTGATTTTCCACTGCTGCTACCTCCGTACATCAATTGGGTTCTGCGTAAAATTGTTAAGGTGCGGTATGTAAACGCTGTTAAATACCTTTGCGTCTACCTCAACTTCAATCGGTTTCATCATTCTTAATCGTCACGACAATCTTGGTAGACTTCCCGTCTTCGTCTGTGAACGCAACCGGATTCGGCACCTTGCCATAACCGTATTCGATGAAGTTGACCTGATGCTTATTGTCCTTCGCCCATGACCTGACTATCATCTCTGCAACCGTTGCTACATGCCCGTCAATGACAATAGGGTTTCCATCCTTGTCCTTCGCTATCTCATTGCCAACGGATTGCACAAGTTTACGCAACGCATCAAAGGATTTAGGACGCCCGTTGCGGTTTATGCGCGGGTCGCCTTTTTTGAATGGGATCAAGTCTTTTGTTGTCATAATGTTCTGTTATCGTTCTGTATCTGCCAGTTTTACAATTTCCAACTCTGGAAACGCGTCTGACATTCTCTGAAGTATCACCGCGCAATAGTTTGGACTAATATCAATCCCTCTGCATTTCCGGTGCAGGTTCTCGCAGGCTACCATTGTCGTGCCGGAGCCACAGAAAGGCTCGTAGACATTGCCAACGAGATGAGAAACCAACTCTTGAATAATGTCCAGTGGTTTTGCGGTTGTATGCCCCATACTATCATCTTGTTGCCCTGCGCTTTTTACAATGTAACAATCGTGGTGATAAATTCCTTCTGCAAATTCCGGCTTGCCAATGGATGAAATAATTGCTATCTGGCTTGTCATGAGCCATCCACGCCACGGAAATGTAACATCGGTCTCGTCGTAAAACCACAACGCACGCTCAAATTTATGCCCTGCTTTTCTAATCGCATCTACCCAAACAGGAAACAATCTCGGTGATTGAAAATTTATAACCACGCCATTCTCAATCGGCATGACTGACAAAACGCCTTCTAATAATTTCTGTAATCCTTCGGGGTCGTCATTCTCAATTCCTTCACGGTTTATGCCATAAGGCGAATCGGTTACACACGCCCCGCACAATTCCCCTTGCATCACCCTGTCCACGTCCGCCTTGACCGTGCTATCCCCACACAACAGCCGATGCTCACCAATCTGCCACAAGTCGCCAGTCTTGACCTGCCACTTCTCGTTCAACTCTGCCGCTCGGTCAATCTGTGGTTCCGCGTCAACTTCCTGCTTCTCGGAATCCAACAATGAGGACAACGCGCTTACATCGTGTTTCCAATCCTTCAGCGCGGTATCATCCATGCCCCACGCGATCAACTCCGGCGCGTCCCANTTACTCAACTGCTCCCANTCGAATTGTCCNACNGTACCNACGTGAGCAGCAACNACNAACTCTTCGCGTTCCTTCTCGGATAGCGCACGGGAGGCTTGCAGCGCCATAACCTCNTAATCCCTGCCATAAGCGGACATGAGNACATTCAACCTNTGNTGNCCGTCATAGACTTCNTTAGCNGGACCAATNGCGATTGTCTGGAATTGTCCTAATCGCTCCCATAATGACAAAAGACGAGTAGCGTGTTCCTTGCTAATCGTTTTAGGGTTGCGCTGCCAGGGTTTCAAATCCCCCAGCTTTACAGTGACACTATTCCAAGTTACCAGAATCGCTCCTTCACTACCAGCGGCGCATTCCGCCAGAATTCCATCATTGCGTCTTTACCGTACCGCTTGCATTGCCCAAAACACACACTTCAGCTTGTATCCGTTTATCACCGCGCGTTCGACATGGCAGTATGCACAGACAAGCATCAGGTTGCGTTCATCGTCAAAGTAGGGTTCTCCCTTTTTCGTGCCAAAAAATACATGATGCCGTTGTGTCCCCTGCCTGAAGTTACAATGTTCGCAGTAGTTACCGCGCTTTTCTCGCAACTCGGTGACGGTGATCAAAATGGTATATCCTCATCAATCACATTCGCAGGCTTGCCCCACATCACAGTCGCTTCTTGATCAGCCCATAAATGTCCATAGTGCCTGCCTTCGTGACCTTGACACAACTCGCAAAGGATAACCATGCCGGGGATGGTAAGGGTTTTGTCGCAACGGACTTCAACCCTCATAAGGTCTAATACTTCGTAATCAGGCGTTGTTTCGGTCATTCTTTTTACTTCGTAGGTAATATCCAATGGGCCCACAACTGCGGTGTTCTTTTGACCCAACAATCTTTTTGTTGTCTCCGCCGCCGTGATGCACTCGCCACGCCTTACACTTTACTAAAGCGCGACCAATCTTACGTCCTTTTTTTCCGCCCCTTGCTGTTTCTGTCATAGTTTACTCTCTCTCCATCCCTCTAATCCGGCAGCCACGTACAGGTGGGAAATAAGTTTGGTGGCAAGGAGGCGGGAGGAGACCGCCTGCGCTATGCGGATACCGATAATGAGAGTTTGCCTGGTAGCCGCCGGACTGGAGGGGAGGATTACTGAGCGCGCAACTCTTCAGCGCGTCCCC